AGCTGTAAACGGCAGCGTTGGTGATGTCGGCGCCTTTGCGGGCGGCCGAAACGAAGGGCGTGTTTTTTGCATCGACGATAGTGATAACGTCGCTCAGGTCTTCACGCTGACCTGTCACTGGGAAAATTGATCCAGTAGGCATGATGATTGGTTCTTTCTGTTTTTGGGTTAGCTAAGAAGACTCTCGGCGAAGGCTTCCAGCGATTGGCGGTCGCCTCGTTCGTAGAGTCGTTTTGCAGCGTCTTTGCTGCTTGTCTTGGTGGCAGACTTGGCTGCGCTAACCGGGGATGCAGGTGTGGGAAGTTTGGCTTCTGATTTTGCTGACGAGACTTTCTTGGCGGCGCTGGCCTTGGCCTTTTGCGCTTCTTGCTTTTGCATGAGCGCTTGCTCGCCGTACAAGGCGAGGCCGACCCAGTATTCGACTTGGGGCAGCTTGAGCAGCTCGGGCGCTTGCTTTACGGTCGCTTGGTAGGCCGTGTTGAGCGCGGTGCCTTTGGTGAAGATGTCGGGGAACAGGTTCTTGGCTGCTTCGACGGCCGGCTGGCGCTGGGCGAGCCATTGCTGGCGCGCGGGGGCATGGGTCACGATGACATCGTCTGCCTTGATAAGGTAATTTTTCACCTCATCGGCATCGACGTAGACCTCAGTGCCGTCTGGGCGCCTTACGGTGGCGCCGTCCGAATTGCGCAAGGCCCATCGGCGAACCTCTTGGGCGCTCTTGATTTTGGCATCAAGCGCTTCCTGCGTATCGACATCAGCCAGCGGGTTGTCCGCGGAGGGCTGAAGGACGGGGCGGCTGGCTTCGTTGACCTGCGCCTCTAGTTCGGCGAGCTTGGTCTTGGCCGCGCTGTATTCGGTCTCCAGCGTCTGAGCCTTTTCGAGGGCTTCCTTTTTCTGGGCCGTCAGCTTGTCGATCCGTTTCTGGACCTTCTCCTGCGGAACCGGGGCGTCGTCGTCTTCGGACTCTTCGTCCTCGGACTCCTTGGCATCTTCATCTTCGGACTCTTCCGCGGGCTTTTCAGCCTCGGATTCGTCCGACTCGTCATTGTCAGAGAGCTTTTCTTCTTCGGCGTCGGTCTTGGGATCAGCCGCTTCCGGTGCTGGTTGATCCAGTCCGACGAGCGCTTCGCTGATCGACATAACGTCGAAATCTTCCACATCTACGGCCGGAGCCGCGTTATCTGTCGCCATGAGCTTAAACCTCTCAAGTAGGAACCAGGCAGAGCGTCTGCCAGTCCGATCAAACCGGTGTGCCATGCGGGCACGACTCAACTTTGATACATCAATTATCTCACACTGCTGTACAAATGTCCAGCAAAAAAGTTGAGGGTTGAGAGATGAGGGTTGAGAGAGACGGAAAGTCTACTGAGAATTGGATAGAAACGGCTATAGTTCTGCACAAGTGATTGCACTTTCTGTCACCTTTTGTGCGGTGTTTTTGATACAAAGCGTAGGATAACGCGCGCCGAGTTGTACGTTTTGCAACAATCTGTCGGATAACGACGGGTCGGCGGGCGGCGACCGTGATTTCCTGTCGCGGCGCGTTATAAAGACGGAGCTTTTTCTGTAACAGGGTTCCCGATCGGGGATAAATACCGGGAAAGCAGCCGGATTATACCCGAAAGGGTGCGAGCGGGAACATGGCTTTACACTAAGCGGGTTAGTGTCGCGGGATGCGTACATTGGCGGCAGTAGTTCAAACGTGGCTTGAACTACGGCGCGAAACCTACTCCAAGCGGGAGGCTTCGGTGCGGCGCTGCTCCAAGGTGTCCCAGAGTTCTTGCAAGGCGTTGAGCTGGCCGGCGGCGTGGGCGAGGTAGCCGGGTTCTTTGGCGGTGGCCATGGTGGCAACGAGCGTGCTGGCGTCAGCGATGCGGTCCTGCAGCTCGAGCATGACGGCGAGGTAGGCGGGCGGCGCCTGGTCGCGGGAGAAGGCGAGGGCGCCCTCGCGGTCGAAGTCTTCGTTGACGGCGTAGAGGTCGGTGGGGATGGTTTTGGTTTTTTGCGTGAATAGCATAATTTTTAAGCTGTTTGTGTTCGGGGTTTGCGAATGGCGAATGCAGTCGATTGACTTGCCTAACTCGTCATTTGTGATGTTTTACGCATGTGAAGCGGGTTAATGCGTGAGGCGTGAGGCCTTAGCCGCGACGCATGACGATAATCTCCAGCGCATGGATGGCATTCTGCAGGTGCGGGCCGCATTCTCGGCAGGCAGGGCCGAGGTGGGTGTCGTGGCCGTGGATGTCTTGGATACGAAGCGGCTTGGAACAGATGCCGCAGCGCGGGATGTCACTGCCGCGGCGGCCGGGGCGTAGGCGGCTGGGCGGGGATGGCGGCGACATGGTCATCAGTAGCTGCCTCCTCCGTGGCTGCGCAGGATGTCGCCCTCAACGTTGATGGCGTCGGAAAGGCAAACGTAACGAAGCAAATCGACGAAGTCTTTGGTTGCTCCCTTTTTACCGTCAGCCGCAGTGTAAGTTTGCAGGGCGTAGATGACATTTTTGCAATTCTCGCTGATATACAGCTTCGGCTGGTTGCGGGCGTCCACCGGCTTCTCGGGGTTGTATGACAGGGCGTCATTGATCATGCTGACGCCTTCATCGATGCTGTCGCCCGGGGTCGCCGTGAAGAGCATGCCGAGGTCGGCCATCTCATCGATGAGGGTCGTTGGGGATTCCTTACCGAGCGTGCGGGCGTTGCCGTAGCGGCTGTCCATCCAGCGCTCAAAGATTTCCTCACCGCCTTCGACGCGCAGGATCTCGTCCTTGTAACGCTCGAGGCCGAAACCGAAGTCCTGCTGCGCGGGTCCGGGCTTGCCGTCGAGCTTCTTGCCGTCCGGTAGCGCCCACTCGCCGGCATAGCCGATGCCCTCGATGTAGGACGTTTGGTCTGGCCATTCTCGGTAGACGACAATGCGGCCAGATGTGTCATGCACCGTCCAGATCATCGCCCAGTTTTTGCCGCTTGCCGGATCGACCCAGTGGTAGCGCGTGCCTTGCGGGACATCCGAGGCGCGGATGACGTGGACCTTGGGATTGAACAAGGGGAAGCGGCCGGAGATGGCTTTGGTCGGGACGCCGTAGGCACGGCAGAGGATTTTTTCTTTGGTCTCGCTCTGCAGCTCCTTCTTCATGCGGGACCAGCCGGCCCAGGGATTGGACTGCGTGTGGAAGTAAAGGATCGGGCGGCCCTTGGGATTAATCTGCTCGATGGGCACTTTGTCGTAGCCGGAGATCTCGCCTTTGTCGTTTTTGAGCGGGAGCAGCTCGGCGTCGGTGTCTTCAATGGTCTTGGCGCCAGACAGGTAGTCGGCAACCGTGGGACTCCAGCCTTCGACCGGGGTGAAAGTGACGGCGAGCTTGCCATTTCGGTCTACGAGGCGGAAACGGAGGGTTTCGAGGACATCCAGCGGCACCAGCTCGTCCGCCCAGGCAAAATCGATCTCGCCGCCCTCAAGCGTGCTCGGATCTTGCGCGTAGTTGCGAAAAATGCAGATCGATTGGTTCGGGGCGACGAATTTTGCCTCGGTGAAGCCACCTTTGACGCTGTAGGTGATGTTGGTGATCTGGCCTTTGCGCGCGTTACGCCATTCCGGCGGCATATATTTCCATACGCGGGGCTGCATTAGCTCAATAGAATTGGGCGCGGTAGTCTGGAACAGCCACACAACGGCTCCGGGCTTGCCATACATGGTTTTAATGGCTTCTTTCGCCGCCCATTCCGTTTTTCCCGAGCGGTTGCCTCCAAGCACCAAGATCTCGCGGTGCTTTTCCAACAATTCGGACGCGCGCTTCCACACCGGCGGGATGTAGCCATAGCGGAACGGGTCTGATGCCTCGCGGGCAATCAGTTCTTCGCGTGTTTTGAGATATTTCCAGCCCTCGTCCGGTCCCAATTTTTCGAGCAAGTCGAGATCGACCTGCATGACGGGGTGCGGTGTGGGCTTGAAGCGTGTCTGGTGCTCGTTCACGAAAATAGAATGGGCGCTGGCTGGTTGACGCTCGGACCCTCCCCAGGGCCGATTTTGTTAAGCCGTGCCAGCGCCCAAATTCTTGATGTCCATCGTGGGATTCTCCAAGACGACGAACTGATCGCTGCGCATGTAGCGCGTCTCGCCGGTGTCCTCGAGGATCACGGCGTAGATGTTGTTGAAATAGGCTCCCTGCGACTCCACATACCACACCGAGCCGAGACCGAGCGGGGTCTTGACCGGAACGGGGTGGGCGAACTCGTGGATCATTCGTCCTCTTTCCAGTCTTCTTTCCAAAGCTGCTCCATCGTCATGGATCTAGCATTCAGCATTTCGTCCGCGAGGCGATAGGACAGCCTTGCCAAACGCGGCATCCAGATTTCGGGCTTTTTGCCGGGAGCGACAACTGCGTTACACATGGCTAGACCGGCGAAGTAATCGCGGAGCAGTTCAGATTGTATCTTTAATTGTTGGGTCATGTTTGGAGGATGCGCATGTTGTTTCCCACGGCGGCGGCATCGGATATGTCCGCACCGGAGGCAGCGGATACTGCATCGGCGGCCTTGGGGGTTGAGTGCATGAAGGGTGATAAGCGCCTTCTGAACCCCAAACCATTTTCCCAAGAACGGGACGACCGCAGTATGGGCATCGAGGATCTCTTGCGCTGCTAGTGTTGTTTCCGAAGCTGTTGCCTGTGTTCATAGAAAAGAGACAGGGCCACCGGCATTTCAGTGCCCAGACGCACATTGGAGCCGGTGATGGTTAGCGTTCCCTGTCTGTTGACCGCTTCGCCTATCTTGCGAAAAGCCAAGGGGGCTTTTGTCAGCGAGGCGGCACCTTTGTTTTGGCACGGCCGTGCTACGCCGTAACCGTCCACCCGCGTTGGCGGGAGAAGCGGCACCGCGCCAAAGAATGTGCAGGCGCCCCGCTCGTTTCGCTCGGCGGGGCTGGGCATGACGGAATGCTCCGCGGGACCACACCACATGGAATCCCGGCGAAAGCCCGATTGAGCCTGCAGGTTGAAAGTCATTTCGATTGTTTGCGCTTGCGCATCTCGGCGCACAAAGCGTCTGCCTTCTTCTTTGCCGCCGCGGCGACAAGTTTCTGGCGCTGCGTTTTTAGCAGCGTGATGGTCTTGTCGATCTCGGCGATTTCCGGTGTCATAATATCGTATTTACTCATAAATCGTGACGCGCCAGAGGCCGATTTGCGCGATGCTGTAGCCGAGCCATATGAGACTATGCCAGTAGCGGTGCTGGATGAGGCCGAGGTCGATGGCGACGGCGAAGTAGATGAAGCCGACCAAGGCGATGAGGGCGCCGGAGGTCATCGGCGCGCTTTGGCGGTCTTGGCGGATGCGCGGAAGGCTTTGGCGGTGGGCGCGCCGGCGGAACCGGGCTTGCGCATGCGTTCACCGCTTCCGGCGGCGATGCGGGCTTTTTTGGCGTGTATGTTGGCGTATAGTCCTGCGGGTTTTTTCATAAATTATTCTTCTTCGTTGTTTCCGTAGCGGATGGCCCAGGCGAACATGCCGCCGTAGGCTGCCAGGGCGCCGAGCACGATGCCTGCGGCGAGGCCGATGAGGATGTAGCCAGCGGCGGTCATTCGTGGACGCGCCTCCATTTATCCTTCCACATCGACCTCGCCATCATGGCGGACTTCTCGGCGACTGCTTCTTCGCTCATGTCGGGGCAGACATGGTGCAGAAGCTCATGCAGAACCGTGTCTAGCTCGTCCGCGCCGCTCTGGCGGGGGTCGATGTAGACTTTGCCGTCGCCCATGGTCATGCCGTCCGCTTTTTCGCGGCCGAGCTTCTTACGGACGATTGCGATGGTTCTGCGTGGTGGCATTAGGCGAGGTCGGCTTGTCTGGCATCGCACTCGGCACCGCACGCGGCGTATCCGGCGACATCGATCCAGTTGTCCGCTTTGTGGCAGTGCGCTTGGCGGGCGATCTTTACCAGGATCATCAGCGCGGCGATGTCGGATGCCGTGACCAAGACCTGCGCGCCGTTGGTGCGCGACAGGTAGCTGGAGAACATCTCGGCCTGCGTTGCGAAGTCATCCGCAGGCGAGCCGTAGTCTTCGTTGCGCGCTCCGCACACGGCGGATGATGCGGCGTCGAGTGTTTGCTTGGCGGTTTGCATTAGGCGGCTTTCTTGAGACGGAGGTTCGCGTAGTGGAGCGCGAGGCGGGCCTTGAAGTTTTCCCACAGGGGTTCTGCGGAGAAGATCCAGGACACCTCGAAGTCATCCGGTGACTCTTTGCCGATACGCACGATCCCGCGGCGCTGGACCTTCATGTCCGGGCGGTTCTCGTTCCAGAGTTGCTCGTAGCCGGCCAACTGGATCTTGTGCGCTGGGACGATGGCTTTGCTGGTCTTCCAATCCAGCAAGACAATCTTACCGTCGCGGTCGCGCGCGGGGGCGTCGATGGTGCCGCCGAAGAGGAACTCTTCGGAGACGAGCTGAACTTCCGGCTCGATGACGGTGAAGCCCTCGCTGTCCCACCAGCGGCGGAAGTTGTTGTAGGCGATGGTGGCCTTCTCAACGTCTGCCGGGGAGAACTCCGAGAGGTCGGGTTCGTGGTTGTGCAGGAAGCACTCGATCATAAAATGCGCCACGGTGCCGATGTCGGCGGCCTTGTCGCGCACCTTCCGGTAGTCTTGGCCATCCATGCCGAGCTTCCACGCCCAGTGGATGAGGCCGCTGCTGTCCTCGCCGATCTTGGCGATGGTGCTGGCGCCCGGAACATCGGTGCCGTCTTTCAGCGGATACTTCTGGTGGGCGCGGGTCTTCTCGAGGCGTACGATTTTGCGTCCGTCCTCGGTGAAGCGATCCGGCTCGGCGGGCTTGGCGGCCTTGGCCGAAGGGAGGCGGCGTTTTGCCGCACCCCTTTTGACTGTGGTGTTTTTGGTCGGCATGGCGGTTACCAAGTGATCTCTTCGTCGTCCGTCCCCGTCTTGCGTGCGGCGGGCTTGGCTTCGCTCACGTCGAAGCCGTAGGCCACGGCGCTGCCGCCATCGCCCCAAGTGACGAGGTCATGCACCATGACAGCCTTGGGCTGCAGCGTGATGCCGGCGCCGAGCGTGCCCGTGTACCAGCAATACGGAACGACCGCGACTTGGATCTTGCTGCCGCCGCCGATGTTGTCGGTGATGATGTCGCCGGAGGCGTTGAAGAGCTTCGGCGCGCGGCTGTAGGTCTCGCCGGCTTTGTCTTTGCCCACGGCTTTAACCTTGAGCTTGAGCTGGACGAGACCGTCGTTGTCTTCCCACGGCGCGGCGTGGAGCTTGAGTTTGTCTTTCTTCAGTTCGGCTTTCTTCTCGGCGACGAACGCGGAGAAAAGTTCCTCGGCTTGTTTGATGAACGGCTCGGCTTCCTCGGCGGTCAGCTCGAGATTTACTTTGAACACTCCCACGTCGTCGAACTTGGTGTCGGGACGGTTGAGGTGAGGGTAGCGGGCGATGCCCACGGGTGTGGTTAGGGTTTTGTTTGGCATGGTTATGCGTTGGTTGGTTGTGTTTGTGTTGGGACTAGGAAATCGGAGCGGCGAAGGATGGTGAGGAAGTCAGCGGCGCGCAGCGTGATGAACCACTCCTCGCCGTTGCGCTTGTGGGCGACGACCGGGAAGAGCTTGGCCTTGGCGTCGCGGATGGCTTGGGCCATCCAGTCGCGGATCTTGACCACTTGGCAGAATTTCACCTCCCAGTGGAAATCGGGCAGGCAGGGGCAGACGACATCGGGCGAGTCGCCGAGGCCGCTGAATTGCTGGCCGCGGCGGATACCGGAGTCGCCGAAGGCTTCGCGTAATTCGTCGCGCCACATGCGTTCGCCGCGGGCGCCTTTCGCGCGACTATTCATTGATGGCCTCCCAAAGTTGTTTCGCCGGTGCGTAGACCGAGCCGTCGCTGTCGCTGGTGCGTCCCGCGGGTGCGGTGCCTTCAAAGCGGGTGAGCGAGGGACGCCATGTGAGGTTGAGTGTGCCGGTGCGGCCGGCGCGGTGCTTGGCCACGATTAACTCGGCGTCTTGCACTTCCGGTTCCTCGTCCTGCACGGCGTAATACGCGGGACGATGGATCAAGCAAACGATGTCGCTGTCCTGCTCGATGCTGCCGGATTCGCGGAGGTCGGAGAGCTTTGGGCGGTTGTCGCTGCGCTGTTCGGCCTGCCTGTTAACCTGGGCGGCGGCGACTACTGGAATACCCAATTCCATGCTCATGGCTTTGAGGCCGCGGCTAACGAAGCCGACTTCGTTTTCGCGGGACTGCGCACCGGAGTGGCTGACGAGCTGCAGGTAATCGACGAAGATGCACTTCACGCCCCAGCGGCGGACGGCCAAGCGGGCGCGGCCGCGGATGTCTAAGAGGGTGAGGCCGCCGCGATCGTCCACATAGAGGGGTTCGGTGGAAAATTGCGTGGCGGCGTCAAAAATGCGATGCTTGATCGATGCGGTCAAAAATCCGTTCCGGATGATCTCGGTGTTGGTCTCGGCGCGGCCAAGGACAACGCGCGCGGCGAGTTCGTTGGCGGGCATTTCGAGGCTGAAGTAAACCACCGGCACTCCGCGGCGGGCCATGTTGTCGGCCATGTTGAGCATCAGTGCGGACTTACCCATGGCGGGGCGACCGGCGATGATGGTGAGCTGACCTCCGCGGAGTCCGCCGGTGACTTGGTCGAAGTCGCGGATGCCGGTTTGCAGGCCGAGCTTCTTGCCGCCAGCCATGAGGCTCTCCAGCTCTTCGAGGAGGCCGGGCACGATGGCGCTCGGGGCGCGCATGGAGTCGGTGGCGGTGGTGAGGGAAAGGCTGAGGACGGACTCGCCGGCTTGCTGCAGGACGCTGTCGGCATCGGTGGCCATGTCCTGGGCGGCGGCTTGCATGGCGACGCTGGCGTCGATGATGCGGCGGCGGGCGTGGAGGTCGCGCAGGGTTTGAGCGTGATATTCGACTGCGGCGCTGCCTCCGGCGTAGTCGCCGAGCATCTCGGTGAGGGCACCGGCGCCGCCAACGAAGTTGAGCTTGTGCTGCGCGTCGATGCGCTGGGTGACGGCGATGACGTTGGGCGTGCCGCCCTCACCGCGGACTTCGGCGATGGTCTCGTAGATGAGGCGATGCGCGGGCGTGTAGAAAAGGTCGGCGTGGATGCCGGAGACTTCGTCGCAAAGTTTCGGGTCGGCCATGAGCGAACCGAGGACGGTGCGCTCGGTGGCGGGGCTTTGTGGGACGGTGCGTTTCATTTTAGGCGGCGCCTCCGTCGTCATTGTTTTCCAGCACGACTATGACAATGAACGTCAGCACGATCAGCACTAGGTAGGTGAGGATGAGCGCGTTCATGGGCGCGGCGCTCCTTCTTGCGGCGATACAAATCGGCACGCCACTTGAGCCAGCGGTCGGCGGCTTCGTCTACGGCAATAAGATCTTCGGCAATGTGTGGCCATTGTTGTCGGAGGAGTCGTTTGGTTTCAGCATTCATAGGTCGCCGGTGGGTGCTGCAGTGTGGCG